GGGCGGACCGGATCATCCTGACATAGTGCATACACTTGTTCTAGTGTTTCTAATTTTTCTAACACGGTTATTCGTCACCTAAGTTATTTAAGAATTGTTTTAGTTTAGTTGAATCTGCTTCTGCTTTTATTTTAGGAGCCGAAGTTCCTGCATCTGGTTCTTCGTTTGTAGTTGTTCCTCTTTTAATTTGATCAAATACTGTATTACTTCTTTGCGTTGAATAACTTTGTTGATCATCGTCATCATCTAAATCTCTAATACGCAAACTGTCTACATCAAACTCTAAATCAATCTTTTGTCCAACACCACTACTGCTTCTAGTCTTCATAAGTTGTATTTGATATCTGCCACGCTCACGCATAGCCCTACTTGTAAAGATACCAATTAAGTTATCTGCTGTATTAATCTTAGATATACCACCACTGATGTGCGAATGATCAAACTCAATTTCTTCTACACTACTTCTGTTTAACTGTGATGCTGTAACAAAGATAGTGTTTAGTTCCATTGCCAAGTTACGTAGTTCTTCTGATACGTACTTGTCTTTTACAAATAAGTTCTCTGCACTAATCTTAGCCGCGATAGGGTGCATCAAATCTAAATAGTCTACAAGCAATACATCTACTTTCTTGCCTGTCTTAATCTCATACTCTTTCAAATAACTTCTAATGTCGTTTGCATTCTTACCTGTTGGCATATACTTAACTTGGAATGCCCCAGACTTCTTACCAATCATCTTAACTTTCATTTCAACATCATCAATGTTCTTGAAAATGTCTCTACTTGGAATGTCTGTAGTCATACTATCAACACGCATACTAACTAATGCTTCTGAAAGTTCAAACGTCAAGTATACAACGTTCAACCCTGTAAGTGCAAAGTTCACACCCAAGTTAGCCAAGAACAAACTCTTACCAGACCCTGAGCCACCTGCAAAGATATTCAGTTCACCTCTGTTGAACCCACCAAATAGTTTCTTATCTAAGTTAGCCCAGCCTGTTGATATCTGTCCGTTCTTATCTTTGATGCCTTCTAGTCTGCTTCTTGGATCTTTAAAATAATCTGTACCCAAGTCTTTTTGTAATCCAATCTGTACAGCCTTCTTAACTAAATCTTCTACTGGACCATACTCACCGTTTTCAAGTAAGTCTGCACTTTTAAGTATAGCCGCTTCTAATGCTTTGTGTCTACTAAATGTTTCAAACTCTTGCAACAGCCAATCATAATGATTCTCCATTAGTTCGCCTGGATGTTTTAAGTCTCCTTCAGTTGCCGCATTAATCATATCAAATGTAGGCATAGCATTATGTTCAGTTACATAATCATTAAGAAACTTTGCTTGTGGTTGCAAGCGTCTATCAAATGTTTTTGGATCAAACACAGCCTGACATCTAACAAACGACTCAGCGTCTGTCATCATCATTTCTAGATATACTTTTTGTATATCATATCCGTAATCTGTATTCTGTCTTGTCATACTATTATTATACTTTCTGATACCACTGTTTGTCAAGCACTATTTTTTGTTTACTTTTTGCTACTACAGCACCTATACAACTACCAGGATCGCCTGGATTAGTTGGTACGTATACTGTATCCCAATGAGGTTTAATTTTCTCTATTGCATCTCTATTAAGAGCACCACCACCTGCTAATGCAATATGTTTTGAACCTGTAGTTAATTTTGCATATATGCTTAGTATATTTACTGCATATTCAAACAAGAACTGTGTAGCGGCCGCTATATCATACATGTCTTGTTTTGATTCTAATTCAGGCCTCCACCACATACATCCACGGTGCATGTTCTCTCTCATTCTTATTTCTTGTGGGTTAGCCTTATCATGATCAACGTCGATAAGTTCTTTACGCATGTCATGTAATAAACGTTTAGGGTCGCCTTTTTTTGCCCACTGGCTAACAAGATATTCATCACGCTGTGGCACTAGCCCCATACGCTGTGTCATAGCACTATAAAAAAGTCCTAGGCTATGCGGATACCCTTGGCTGTATACTTGTTCAAGTTTGTTGTTCTTCCCGTGCCATACTGTTAGGGTCTCGAACTCTCCAATACTATCTAAACAAATCACTGCACAGTCGTCATAGGGTTGAGTGTAGTACGCATATGCCGCATGTGAAAGATGGTGTTGGGTGTATTCAATCTTACAGTTTATATCCCAACGTTTGAGATATTCTTTAATATTATTTTCTTTATATAACCAACCCTGGCCTGCTCGCCATTGACGCCATGTCTTAAGTAATGGACGTTCGTACCAAACAACTTTATTTGGTCTACCAAAACTTTGTATTGCTACATCAACTTGCATTTGGTTTAAGTGAGGGTCATTAGGAATTTTTGAAAAGTCTTTAGATAAACTTGCCCAAAGTAATTCTGTTGTGTAATGATCTGTTAGACCGGCAAGTCTTGTATTAAACACTGCCAGACTAGCATCGTGACTGTTTCCAACCACACCCCATGTTATGTTCATGTATTAAATTTCTTCCATAATGAGTGCAGTACATAAAACCATACACCGTTAATTGCAGGTTCAACTAGTGCAACTGCACCTGCTTCCCATAGGCTTGCGCCAGTCATCATACTAACAACTGTCATAGCAATAACAACATGTCCTAGCGTATAGATTACTGCTAGTGCAAGGCTATTATTTTTGAATATGCTACCTATACCTTTTGTAAACTCAGTCATCAATATTCAATACTCCTTACTTGTATATAAATGGATCCCTTTTCTTAAGTTCTTCCATACGTTTTTTAAAAGCCTTGTTTTCCTTATACCTTGTATACGGAGTACAAAGCCACTCTATTAGTTTTTTTATGTAAACCATTTCTTTGCTCTCAATCTTATTTTAAGTGGACTCTCATTAGCCGCATTTACAATGCTGTATAATGTGTATAGTCTACCGTATTTACTAACTGCATCACCAACATCGCAAATATCCTGGCTCCATTCAGGCATACTAACACACCAACCTTTTTCAATAGATTCCTCTACTAGTTTACTTCCTGCTTTATCTCTATCAGGAACAACTATGATTTGTTTTTGCAATCTATTTAAAAGCATGGCTTGTTGATCTGCTATCTCACTTCCACCTAATGCACATCCATCAATATGTATAGCGTCAAGTTGTCCTTCAACAACTATACAAAAGATTTTATTAGGACCTTGTTCATCTAACCCATATACAAAGCCAGGCTGTACTTCTGTTAGGTACTTAGGTTTTTTATCAGCAACAATACTTCTACCAGTCCATCCTACAATACGTTTTTCATAATAGAAAGGAACAATAAGTCTATCACGGTATCCTAAACTTGGAGACCAATAATAATCAGTATCGTCTAAATTAAGATTACGACTAGACATATATTCAAGTATAGCAAGACTATACTTGTCAAAGTTTTTTATGTCAGCAACTTTTGTAGCATCATCTGGTAATGGCACTGTATTGAATGTAGGAAGTTTAGCAACATGCTCTTGCACATCAACGCCTTCGTTTTCTCGCATAACATCAAATGCTACCTTATTGATTATATCGTCAGGTGCTCCTAACCATTGTAGAAGTTTACGCAGTTTATGTGAAAAGTTACGTCCGGGTTGCCAACTAGCCTTAAAGCCACAGTTGAAACAATGATAACTTACACCACCATCCGGATTAGATATAAGACCACCGCGGTTTCTTTTGTCTGCTGTATGACCATTATGATGACAACACGGAGCGTTGAATGAAGTCCAGCCACTAGGCGTTGTTTTCCGCTTAGGCGGCAGATATGTCAGAACTGTCTCGGCTACTACACTCATACTATTATTATAACGTACTTGTGTTAGTTTGTCAACTAATTTCTGACTAATATGTTGGTTATTTTGCTTGCAGGGTCTGCAGATGCTTCAAATCTAACATAATTGAATACACCTGTAAAGTTTACTGGTACTGGTGCAGTTTCATTGTTAAAACTTACAGTTGCAACGTCTGCCCAATTTGTACTAACAACTATTTGGTTATCTAGCGTAACTTGTACTTTTACATCACCTACATAACTGTCAGTATATATTGCGGCTGTATGTACTGCTTCGTTGCCATTAATACCTGGCTCAGCACTTATACTTTCACTGTGCCATACACTATCGTCTACTCCTGTTTCACCTGTGTCTTCTGTAAACGTAGTAATACTCTTACTATCTTTTGCACCCGGATACGCTTCGCTAGATACTTGCATTACACCATCGTTTTCAAAGTGTACATTTGAATATGTGATAGTTTTGTTTTGGCTTGCATCTTCAACGTGTACTGCATATTTTAAGAATTGATCTTTTACACTTAGCAAATCGTTTTCACTTACAATAACTGTTGTCAGTCCTTTTATAGTTAAATGATTAGTACCTGTTTCATCAAGCACTTGATTATTATTTTCATCAAACGCTACTAACTTTACTGTCTTACTAGTAAGCGATATAGGTTTTTGATCTGCATTGAGAATTTTAAATTCTAAGTTGTTGTCAATGCCTCTGTAAATTTTTAGATTTCTACTGTACACTGGTCTATACTCCGTTGCGAATCCGCTATCGTTTATTAATACTGCGGTTCTGTTATTGACTAAATATCTAGGTATTAATTGCATATTGTATTTATAGGAAATCATGCTAACAAAAGACATAGAATCAAACTTTCCATTCATAAGTGTTGTACAGTACGGTGGTGCTGAATATGTTGGAATTATAATTAATCAAGATCAATATGTAACATCAATGTATGTGTATACTGACTTGCGTAGTGATTACGAACGCCAAGAGTTTTTAAATTTAGGCGAAGTATGGTGGTGGGAATCAAATAGACTAATACCAATTAATATATTCTTACGTAAAGACTTAGAACAATTTAAATATTGTATTATGACTATGAATAGTAAAGACGTTAAAGTGAGTGTAGGACCTACAGTAAACTTAAACAATATGTCTATAAAAAGAGTTAAACGTAAAAACGTTCAATTAATAAAAAAGATTAAGACTTAATCTGCTCACACAATAAATTCATGTGTACTACACACGCCATAGCGTAACTAACAGCGTGTGCTTTTTTAAAATAATATTCACCGTTTGTCGGCTTTGTCCAGACTTCTTTCATTATCGTTTCCCAGTCTTTGCTTGCTAGATGTCTCTTTGCTGGCCTTATTATCGCTAGTGTCGCGGCCAATTGTTCTACCGATTGCGGCTTCAATTGTTTCAACAGACTGTCGTGTCCGCTTACATGAAAGACTTTTTCGACGAAGTCTTTGTGAACTAATAACTCCCATAGTGGCTCCTTTCTCATTAGGCTCATTAAATGTGTCTCGTCTTTTACTTCTTTGTAAATAGACACATTTAGAAAATCTAATTTAAAGTATCCTCTATCTTCTGCTGTTTCGTAATCAATAGTTGAAAGTTTATCCACTGGGTTATGAGGACATTCAGTTACATATACACCTGTGTTATGTTTTTTACCTGTATCTAATTTTGCCACACGATGATTTATCTTATCTAAGATAATATTTCTGTCAGCAAAATCTATATCAATATCAGGCATTGTACTTCTCTGTTATATTTGGTAATTGCATAATAATATATTGTTGTCCTTCTATGTAATCTAACTTGCCTAGTATTCCTATAATCTTTGCACTACGCTTTTCAAAACTATATGGGTCTTTAGGATCTAATTTTGTTTCTATTAGTATACACACTTGCCCCACTTCTGTCAATAGTCTTTGGAAAGATTCAGTATTATCACTAGTCCATTTGATAAACTTTCCTTGCATCTGTGCGGTAGGTTCAAACCACTTAAACATTCTTACGTAACTTCCTTGCTTTTTTGTTTGCCATATCCCATTTAAGTTTGCTTACTCTATCTTTGAATGTAACGCCCTGTAAATGATCCCATTCATGTAAGAAACATTTAGTAGAATATCCTGTAATTTTTACAGTTTGTTTTTCTAAGTTTTCATCATACCATTCTGCTAATATTTCTTTTGGGCGTGTAACGTTTACATAGATACCCGGAAAACTTAAACATCCTTCTATGTCTTGCACTGTTTCTTCTGTGTGTTGTAGTATCTGTGGGTTGATGCAAATGGTTGCATTATCTTCCTTGTCACCCATTACAAAAACTTGTCCGTCAAACTCTACTTGGTTAGCGGCTAATCCAATTCCGTTATTATTTAACATAATCTCAACCATGTTAGCCTTTAGTTCTTTAGGATCAACAGGTGGATTTTCTATATCAAAAACTTTTACTTGCTTATCTAAAAAAGCATTTGGATAATATATTAGATTCATAAATTACTTTCTTTTACAACGTCTTTTACAAGTTCGACGTCTTTTGGGTTACGTTTAAAACGCATGGCCCAATGTTGTGGATCCATTACATGATAAACTAATTCTAATTGTTCGTTAGTAAATTTACTTAACATTTCTTTTCCTGACTTTGAATTTAATACTAGCCAAGGACTAATCTTACCATCCTTCAAATGCCATACTGCTCTGTTTAAACTTACATGATAGAAGTAATGGTTCCATGGTGCTTGCTCTTGTTCATCAGCCCATTCCATCATAGTCATAACACTACGTTCTAGTGCAGTCTGTACACCTTCTTTACGAATAAGTTCAACCGCATACTTTTCATACATTTCTTCTTTGCACCAATGATCTAGTTTTACTCCACTTGTTACTACGTAGTCAATATACTTTTCAGGATATAAAGGTTTTACATTGCTTATAAAACTGCCGAACTTTACAAATGCATTATAGTATTGACTGTCACAAAATTCTTGATATGTTTTTTTATTCTTACTTGACATTGACATTTCATAAAATCTTTGAAATGCATACAAACCTAACTGTACTCTCTTTTCATCTTTTTGTAAAGCACGTCTCTTCTTTTCACACATATGTACTGCAAGTGTTTTTTCTCTTGTATAACCTGTACCACAATACTTGCAAACATATGGTTTAGAATCTGCCATAGTCGCCGCCTTCAGTGTAGCCTTTTTCAACCATTGTGTGGTTAATCCATTTCCAATCTGTAATCTCATCTAATATACTTTCTGCTTCATTAACATATTGTAACATCTTATCTGTAATTGTAAACCCCGCATGTTCTAAATATTTTAAATGATGCCTAGGTGTCCAATGATCATCTTGTTCTTTACGAGGAATAGCATTCCTACTTGGTCGTACATTTAAAAACTTTCTATGAGGTATATCAAGATCATGCATAATCCATAATGGTGGTAGTGCTTCTTTGCTGTCAGGAAACTCTACTATCTCAGTTACATCAAAGTCTGCACCTATCATATGAAAGTCTCCAACGTTCATATCAAGATATTGTTTAACAAGTTTAACATAAGTTTCTGTATGCCATTGATAACTATCTGGGTCATAGCAATATCTATTAATAGTTTGTTGTACTTGGTCAAAGTTATGTTGTAAGTTTCCGCCTTGATACCAACCATCTCCTTTACGATGAAAGTCAAATCTAGTTGGATAAGTCCACTGTACAATTATCTTATCATCTGGTCCTGCTTGCTCTGCAATCTCTAATGCCCTGTGCATGATAGCAAGGTTACCAAATCCTGACTGTCCCCAATTTTCAAACCTATCATATTCTTGACCTAATATGTCTGCATAGGTAGGCCAACAGTATCGTGTATGAGAACAACCTACAGCGTAAAGTGTACTCACAATTTTATGCCCTGTATGTTATAATCTTCTGCAATCTGTTTTAGTTCTTTTTTAGTATGCATACCTGCAAGCATTTCAATTTCATTTTGTTTCATATTTGGATACAGTTGCTGAAATAATTTAATTGCTCCTGCTGTACTATTAGTAGGTTTTTTCTTAAATCCGATCCATGGATGATATTCAATCTTTTGTGTGTTGCCTGATATACAAAGCAGTTGCCACATAAGTTTTAAGTGCTTTGATGCTACCATATAGTTCTTATTATAGTATTCATTTGTTTTGAACAATGCTAGTGCTTGATCGTCTGTAGACCCTTGTACGGCGCTTATATAACGATTAAGAAGCCAAAATGACACAGTTTTACGTTCTTCTTCAGTAAACTCATCCCATACACTTTTACCGCCCATATCTATAGCGGCTAGTATATCTTTTATTGGGAGTTTTGATTGTGCCATATATCGACGTCCTCTGGTGAATTAATTTCTGTACCATTAAATTGTACACTACTACAGCCTATTTGCCAACCATTTTTTAGCCAACGTAACTGCTCTAGTTTTTCAACTTCTTCTTCTTGTGTAACTTCTAAACCACTGTATAGTTCTAATGCTTCTCGTTTATATCCGTATATACCTAAGTGCCAATCTCCGTAGCCAGTCATTCCTCTACCAAACCAAAGGGCTTGGTCACCTGCTCTAACCATTTTAACTGAGTCAGGATTGTTTTGCATTTCTTCTGGCATGTCTGTCCATACTGTACTGATAGGATAATACTTCAACCACTCAACACAACGTTCTATCATTTGTAGTGTAACATCTGGCATATCACCTTGTACGTTAATGAACTGATCGTATTGTTTTAGTTCATCCCACTTTGTTACAGCGCCAACGCATCGTTCAGTACCGTTTGCATATGGTGCTATTTGTTCTTCTTCAATCCAACACTTGTTAGAACCAAACAAACTAAAGATACGTATGTCATCAGTAAGCACGTATGTTGGTATCTTAGACGCAATACAAGCGTCATACACACGTTTTATCATAGGAACGTTGTCCAACATACACAACGGTTTGCCTTCGAATCGTGTGCTTCCGTATCTAGCGGGTATAAGAATAGCGGACGATGTCATTTACTACCTCCTCAAAATCATCTAGTCGTAACATATTCGGCCCGTCACTTGGGGACTGATCAGGCAATGGGTGTACTTCAATGAAGAAGGAACTGATCCCAAGAGCAGACCCGCTACGAGCCAACCCAGGAACGTAATCCCTATTACCACCTGAACTAGTTCCAAGTCCTCCGGGTTTTTGGACAGAGTGTGTAACATCGAAAACGATATCAGCGTCAACATTATCGAGCATATACATAAGACCAGTATAGTCGACCACAAGGCTATTGTAACCAAAACTAGTTCCTCTCTCAGTAATCCATATCTCTTTAGCGTCAGCACACTTGCTTAGTATACCATTGACATCCCAGGGAGCAAGAAATTGTCCCTTCTTTATATTTACTATCTTGCCTGTGCGACAAGCCGCCTTTATGAGATCAGTTTGTCTACATAAGAACGCAGGTATTTGTAAAACATCTACAGCATCATTATAGTATGCCGCAATTTTTAATATTTCATTTTGGTTATGCACATCTGTAATAGTTTTACAATCTACTTGTTCTTTAATCGCACGAAAGTCTTCCATAGTAGTTTGTAGTCCAACACCTCTTACACCTTGGTCACTACTACGATTTGCTTTGTCAAAACTTGCTTTAAAAATATATTCAATATTATGTTTACTACAAACTTCAGCACAATGCTTTGCTGTTTCTAAACTTTGTTCTAGCGTCTCATGTTGACATGGACCTGCAATAATTCTCAATGTGATCTCCTTCCATCAAACACACATACAAAGTAAAGTTCTTCGTGCATGCCGGCGTGTACTCTATGGAATACTCCGTCTTCAATTAATACAACATCGCCTGGCTCAACTTTAATCATTTCGTTGTCTAGTTCCATCTTACCAGTACCTTCAATAAAGTAATATACTTCTTCTTGGCCTTCATGCTTATGGCCTGATGTTGATTTTCGTGATTGTAATCTAGTACTACTTACTACTAAATTCTTTAGTGTTGTGTTATCTTTTACAACATATCGTTCATCTTGTTTAGCAACTTCGCCGCCTATTTCGTTGATACTTACTTTCATTTACGTGGCTCCGGCATAGTAAACAATGCTTTAACTTCATTGTCAGGTTGCTTGCGAGCAAAGACACACCATTTATATACAAACTTGTCTTTATGAAATGTATCAATGTATTCACGAAAACTTGTACCAGTAGTGTATACATCATCTGCAATTAGAATAGGATCTTTTGGATTACCACTTGCATATTCATTTAGTGCATCACCTAATGCTACACCACCTCTAGGTATTCCTTCTGCTTTATAAAAAGGACCTATTTGATAATCCATAATCATCTTTGCTATTGTTTTCCATTCACTTGGACGAATAGCATCACATTCTAATTTCCATTTTAAAGGTAATCCTGCATGACTTGTAAAGTCACCGTCTTGAAATAATTTTGCTTCTGTTCTGTATGCCATAATTTATTCGCTTGCTATTGTAATTGCTTTAATGTTTTCACTAATCCTTTGGTTAAACTCTTCATCTGTTTGATTAACAAATAACCCCTCACTTAATGCACGACTAAAACTAGCAGTCATATTTTCTTGCAAAGCAAGTCTATTACATGCTTCAACTGTACTATATCCGCCACTTAGGCCAACTACTTTATCAACATTAGGATGTTGTGATAGTCTCAAATATAGATTAGGCGTTTCAGGTAATGTAAGTTTTAAAATACACTTGCCTTCAAATCTATCTAATCTATTTTGTAATTCTCGTGCAATCATTTCTTCTATCATTGTTTTCATTTCATGCTCAATTGGAATTTCAGGTTCGACAATTGGCATTAGTCCTGCCGCAGATATAACTGTTGCTAATTCAAATTGTTGATCTAATACTGCATTCATTATATTAGGAGTCTTTATAATGCTACGCATCTTAGTTCCTGTACATCCTTTTGCTAAGGCATAATCAATCATATCATCTAATGGAAAGTCTTTAAGCAAACCGTTCATATGACACCCACTATCAACTTTTAAAATAGAATGAATTCCCTTTGTTGCAAGCACATCTACTGCACCTCGTTCAACACTATCCTTATATAAAATTGCCGCCCAAATATTATCACTTGTGAACTTTGGACTATTGATCATACGCAACCTCATCTCATGTACAAGGTCCATTTTGTTATCTTCTGTATATTCACAACCGTAACGTTCAAGTACTCCTCCTGTTGAGCCTCCGCTATGGTCCATTGCCGCAATAAATTTACTCATATGATTCTCCTGTTTCTCTAAAAAAGTTTTCACTCCAAAACGCTTTATCGTCAATCCATATATCGTAGTTTTCTTTTTGTCCTACACTTAGTTCGTGAAACTTAGCACCCCATTTAACTAATTGATTGTTTGTTAAGTTGTAGTAGTCTACTCCACTTACACAACCTCTTGCAGTCATGTATTTGATTGTATGTCCTGCATCATATAATGCATTTACTTTTGCAATGCGTTCTGGCATAGGAATATGATTTGCATAATCCTTCTTACCGCCGCTGTCAGGAATAATTACTTCCTTACAAATAGTTCCATCTATATCGATAACATATTTCATTGATTTTCCTCCTTAGCAATATAGTAGGTGTTAATTAACTTATCCATTAATTTTTTTAGTGTAGGATTAGACATTGACAGTTTGCATAAATCCTGCCATTCTAAATAATCAAATAATTCGCCTTGTGCTCTTGCTACACCTCCGGGGTCTCCACCTATGACCCATCTTGGAATATTGTTATGTGGAGGATCTCTATACTGTGCATATACAACTCCGTCTGCCCTAGTGTATATTAATGCTTCTCCTGGTATCATTTTATTTTTCGATTGCGATGTCAAGTTTAGATTTCTTTCCAAATGTTTTGTAAACAACTGTACCTTTGATGTGCTTGTCTATTAAGTCTAACCAGTAAGGCGGTTGTTCTACTATTAAATGTGCATTCCTGCCATCAGGTAATCTTTTTCTAGCAGGCAATGTATCTATCCTTAGCCATATATACTTTGACGATAATTGGTTTATATGTTGTAGTACATCTATTATGCATGTTGGTTCTATGTGTTCTAATACATCTATACAAAACACACAGTCAAATTCTTTATTGGGTACTTGTTTATATTCTAAAACCGCAGGATCGTATCCTACCATATTACAAGTAGGATACGTTTCCTGTAGCGATTTTAAAATCCATCCCTTACCACAGCCGTAGTCTAACAAACTATCTGGAAACCATTTTTCAAAGTAGTAATGAAACTGTCCTAACTTCTTTGTGTTGGCGCCAAAACCCGAAGGTCTGTGTTCATAACTATGAACACCTTGTAGTTGCTTTACATACGACTCGGTGTAAAGCATTATTTTTTTGTTGCTTTCTTTTTAGCCTTTGCTTTTGCTTTTGGCTTTACTTCGTCTTTAAGTACAAGTGCGTCAACACCAAACTTATTTTTTAAGAATGAAAGTAACAATCCATATGCTGGAAGGAACACAATTAAGCCTACAACAATTTTTGTTAATGTATTGTTGAATGCTACTGGTCCAACCCATGGCGCAGGATAAAATGCTGTGTAGAAGAATGCATATGTATCAATGATGTTGGCTACAATAGTTGAAATTGCTGGTGCCGCCCACCATGCTTGTGTGTAACGTTCACGAATATGTTGGAATACATATACGTCAAGCATTGTACCTACTGCATATGCAGTACCAGATGCTAGTCCTACTCTGTAGGCATGTTCGTCACCTAGTGCTAATAGCACAAGTACCGATGCAACGATAGCCGGAATAATAGCCATCGCTACGACTGCTCTTCCTGCTTCTTTACCAACAAGACGGACTGTCAAGTCAGTTGCTACGACAACGATCGGAAATGTAAACGCCGCCGCCGCTAAAGGAAATGATCCAAACAAGGGCAGTTCTGCACCTGGGAATAGATCAAACCTAATGGTTACTAGATAATTTGACACAGCAATTACTAACGTGTGTAAAATAACTAGATTTCTTACGAGTGTTTTATCAACACCTTCTAGTAGTTTTGTGAACATATATGTTCTCCTTTTAGTTAATTAGTTCCCGCAAGCAAATGATTGTTGTAGTTTAACGTTATCGATAAACTCTTTCTTCGTTGCCGGATCGTCTTTGAATGCACCACGCAACACTGTAGTCTGTGTTAAACTACTGTGTGCCTTAATGCCTCTATTCTCACAACAGCCGTGTGTTGCTTGAACGTATACTCCTACGTGTTCACTACCTGTTTGCTTTTGCATTTCATTTGCAATCATAACATTAAGTTCTTCTTGTAAGGTACCTCTCATCGCACACCACTGTGCAATTCTTGTATACTTGCTAAGTCCTAATAGTTTAGGTCCTGCAATTATACCAATGTATGCTACACCTTTTACTGTCTGATGATGATGTGAACATAAACTTGTAAGTTCACTACGCACAACTAACATGCCTTCATAACCATTTTCGATATAGTTAGGAAATGCACTTGGGTTAGGCATAGGATCATAACGACCAGACATAATCTCATTGATATACATCTTTGCCATACGCCTTGCAGTATCTTGACTGTTAGGATCTGTCTTAGTATCTATCAATAATTTTTGTAGCACGTTTTCAAAAGCGGGGATTGCTTCTTGAATTAGTTTTTCTTTATCGCCTTCTTCTAGTACTGAACTAATATTATCATTAGCCCAATATCTCATGCCAGCGTCTTCCAGCCTTTCTTTAATAAGTTCTGAAATGCTTGCATCTTCGTATTTTAGTTCCATTTTTAATCTCTCCGAGTTTTAGACGTGGATGTCTATATTGTTAATATTATATAAGGTATTTAGGTTTTTGTCAACCGTTTTCTCATGTTTCTTCTTGTTACTATGTGTTTATTATACATGTAAGGATGTTGATTTTTGTAATAATCTTTCTTTTCAAATGCCTTACTTGCATCGTCTAGTTTAGTTACACGTTGGATTAATACCATTGTGTATACATCGTTATATAGATTCAAACACCACAAATCTATATTTCTATTATTATAGCCGGCGTTAAAACTATCTACACCGCCTTGCATTTGCTGTGGGGTAATTATAGTTTCATCTGTTTCCATTGCTATAATAACAACATCGTAAGTGTCGTCAAACTGTTCTGCTTCATTAGATACACTTGACCAGAAATGGTAAGCGTCAATGCTATTTAACATAACTGCTTTCATTTTGTTTTTATCAAATGTTGGTTTTGCATAAGGACATTTTTTATTTTTGTCTAACTGCTCAACCCAATCAGCGATCCATTGATGTAGTTTATTTTCTTTCATCCAATGATTTCTTATCTATGATTTCAGTATTAAAACTTATTACAATTCTATCTTTATCACCATAATAGGGTAATGCTGAATGACCTAAGTTACCTGGGAACACAACAAGTTTTCCATCTTCGATATCAACGTCAAAGTAATCTCCGTAATAAGCATTACCTACTCCTAGTATAGGAAACTCCTTATCATTATAGAATCGATTTATACCGTTTTGTGTTTCGTTATTAGAATCTCCTTTATCAACATAAAAGATTCCACACCATGGACTTAGAGAATGAGTATGTATATCATGGTAACCTTTATCTTTAGTTATATGATACCAACTATCTGTAGGACGTATAATCCAATCACTAGTATCTGTATGATCTTTATTAATACCTTGAGCAACTTCTAATGTCATTTGCATACAAAAGTCTTTTACTTTATTAAATGTTTCATTATCATTATTAGCAAACAACGTTGGATAACTTTCTTCCAAAAACTTTTTGTGTCTTTGCTCATGAGGTCCTATACCGTGCTTCAAATTGATTTCTTCAACTTTACATGTTTTGATATATTCTACAAGTTCTTTTTTGATCTTGTCGTAATCTGGCATTTCCATTTCTAGGACTACTGCGGGCCATAACATATTTTGTTTGATGTTTATCATTTTTTAACTGATGTGCCGCTTGTTCGTCTTACAATATCGTTATGATTAAACTCAGCCCAGTATAACTCAAATGCTACACCGTCTTCAAGTCCTTCAAACTGATGAATCTTACCAGGTTTAACTTGTGTAAAGTCACCTGCATTAAGAATAGTTTCATCAACTAGTCCTTGGTCGTCTTGCCATACACGTACAAGCATCTTTCCTGACTCTACATAAAAACCATTCCATTTAAATTGGTGTTCATGTTCTGAACATTTGAATCCAGCCTTGTATTCAATGCGATGAAACTCTAGTACACCGTTTGCGTGGATCAATTCTGTCTGACCCCATATCTTTCCTGCTTTCATTGTTACCTCCTTAAAGCAATGCCGCATAGTCGATTAATTCACTTTGTCGACTAATGTCTTTTACGAAAAACGCACACTTAGGATCATTACCATCTTTTATTGGTACACTAAGTAATTGCCCGTTTTTCATTTTTGGAAAATACCATTTAACATCATTATAAAAGTTTACAATTTTTACTTCTGTAAAACTAGTTGTATAACTTGTTAAAGGATTGAAAAGAAATGCTTCAAATCCTCTATCATTCAAACTTGTTAAAGGTAATACTTCTAAGTCATTTCCTGATTCACTGTCGCCAACTGCTATACACCAATCTAACGGCATAGTGATTTCTTGACCTCCAATGTCAAGTACCATTGCAGGCGCACTAAATGATTCTAGGAAAATTAAAGGAACAAAAAAGAAATCAGGGTTTTTAGGATCACTGTTATCCAGTACACTAAATCTAATGTCTTCCTCTATTTCATCAGGAACTTTATCTAAATGATAAGTCTGATTTTCTAACGTTAATATTCTCATAGTTTAATTAATTCCAATCCACTTTTTCTATTGTGAATGGGTATTGGGCTTCCTTATAAAACTTTTTACGCTGGGTAAGGTGCCGCTTCGCATACTTACATGTCGATGTAAGATCCCATATTTGCACGAAGTCTTTGTCCTTTGCCTTTCTAACGCCTCGACCAATACTTTGAATTACACGAACAAAACTTTTACCAGGTTCAAGAAGAACAAGATTAAAAATTCTTGGTATGTTAAGTCCTACAGCCGCAACTCCATAAGTTGCAATGATGACTTCATTAGTTCCTTCACGTATTGTGTCATATGTTTCTTTTCTGTCTTTTACTTTAACAGAACCACTTACAAATGTACTATCTGGTATTAGTTCTGCTAACATTTCGCCTGCACTAATCCTATCTACTAGGATTAGAGTATTGCCTGATTGTTTTACTTTGTTTAATAAACTTGCTATGTATTCTATTCTTGCTTGATTAGTAACAAGATATTTTAATTCTTCTTGGTAACCACTATGTGCTTGTGTATCAATTAGTTGTACTACATTAACATGACATTCTGATAACACACCTTTGTCTTGTAATTCTTTAGCACTTATCTGTCCTATAACTGGTCCTAGACTAGCATGAATACTTTCAAATTCAAACTTTTCTTTTGGAACTGTGCCAGTTAGTCCCCAACGGATAGGAGCATTTCGTAGGTTGCGAGTGAGCAGGTTCTTAAGAACTTCTGCTTTGGCTTGGTGTACTTCGTCAACAATAATAGTGCTTACACCTTCTAGGAATTCTGCTAACGACAATACTGCCGCGCCATCCTTATGCTTCTTGTCGAGTATATTCAAACTCTGCCAAGTGCAAATAGTGTGAGTCTTACCTAACTGCTTTCTGTCGCCGAAATAAACCCCTACGTCTAATCCACAATTAATATAGTCTTCTTCTGTTTGCTCTACTAAGGACTTATTAGGTACAATTACAATACTACGCCCATACGGTTCACTTATGTGTGATAACGTAGCAGTTGTAATCGTTTTGCCTGCGCCTGTTGCAATCTGTTGTAGACTTTGTGGGTTAGAAATAAAGTTGTTGATTGCTTCAACTTGGTAATCTCGCAGAATAATTTCTTCACCTTCTGCAGGGTGTCCTTCCGGCCAGCATACACCTTGGTCTGCCCAATAGCGTTCACTTACCGGATTAAAATCTAATTGGATTGGATGCCTGTTATCTTGTATGTCAACTATTTCAACATTGTATTTTGCAAGTACTTGACTAATAGTATCAAGGTGATTTACGTAACCTGTACCACCTAAACCAAAGAATGCAACTTTTCCGTCCCAGCGTCCTAGTTTATACTGCGGCATATAACGTGCATACGGAACTTCAAACTTTAGTGCATTACTAAGTTTGCGACGAATGTCTACATCAAGACCTTCTAGTTTGATGTTTACTTCATCTTCAATTATTAGTTTACATGTACTCATATTTTTTGTATTGATCCTGGCAAAATATTATTCCTGTAAGATCCCATTTGCGATTCTACTTCGTCATAATGAATAACTAAATCTCTAATAAAGTAAGGATCTAGTCTAGGATTTCTAACACTTTCTAAAAGCAGTACTGATTCTGGTTGCCAGTCTGATTCAAAAAGTGGTTTAGGAAACTTTTTACTACTACTAATATACACTACTTCTGTGTCTTTGTCTAGTTTATTATTAAGATTATTTGTTTTAATATAGTCGTTAAAGTTTTCATCTGTCTTATTATCTAATCTAAACATAGTGCTAATTTTATCTCTTCGTACAAATCCCTTAAAACTTTGATATGTGTAAGAAAGAAAATCTAAAGGATTATTTTCAGGAATAACAATTAGTAATGGAAATCTTTTTAATTCAACTATTGACGATATAACAGCATCTAACGACCATTCGTTTTTTGAAATGAATACACTAGGCTCTGTTCTATTAATAATACGTTGTGTTAGTACAGATGTTTGATTAATATAGTCATGTATTTCGTCAAAATGATCTAAACCATATAGTAAACTTCTATCTTTATATAAGTGTACATTATTAACTGTCAGTTCACCTAAATGATCTGTTACCGCTTTATTCAAAGATTCTGGTGTATTTTTTAATTCAAAGTTATATACTCCTGGAACATATTTTTCCTTATTATCTAAGATATCATTTACTTGTTCTGTATAATCTAAAAGTTCTTTGTCTATATCATAGTTCTTGTTTTTAAATGTAGTTACAATATCATAGACAGCATTTTCTGTAATTTTAAAGTAATGAATATGCGATCCTTTTTCATGATAATAACCTTTTCGATGCAAGTGTGCAAGTTTTTCAATCATTAAAATTACTTTTTTGCTAAAAGGAAATCTAATAGCAATATGTGAATTTTTAGCAAGTTCATTATCTGGTTTCGGCTTACGTCTGCCCATTTGCGATGTAAACAAAGGCCTATTTGTTTTAGGTTCGTCTACAATTTTAATCCATTGTGATCTATCAACATTACGTAGCGGAGTACGTGTAACTTGCATGTTTAAAACTTGCTGTAAATTTGTATAACCTAAATCAGTAAACTGATCACTATAGTAATTTAACTTTAAGCAAACAACATCAAGTTGCCTGTCTGTAAAAGCCTTACCTCTAAAAACTTGTCGTGCAATACTATACATAATTGTACAGTCAGCGTTATCTATTTTTATCTTATGATTACTTTGTAGTCCTGCAAGAACTTCAAGATAATCTTCAACTGTTTCTAACTTCATGCTTACATTATACTATATTATAACTTAGAAGTCAAGTGTTTAAGTGGGATTCCTTTAGAAATTTCTTCTACTGTGTATTCAGTATGTGCGTAGTCGTTGAGCCATTGTGTTCTATCACCGTATAAAGGATTCTCAATGTTACGTAGATTTTGTTCTGCAACATCAAATGCAAGACTACTTGGACCTGTGAATGCCGGTACACCGTTAATTATACTATGTATACCAGGGTTACTTGACCAACTAACTGTGGCCCATATGTTATTAAATTGCATGTCAAAATCATCATATGACCCTTTAATTTGTAAGGGTTCTTGTCTTTTTACGTCTTTAAATTCGTGTTCAATGGCAGGTAATGGACAGCGTGGGTGTGGTCTAAATATAATAGGACGTTTCGTTTGGGCTCTAATAGTCTGTATTGTATCCATAACCCACTGACTCATTGGTTGCATGCCTTCCCATTGTAAACTTTTTTCGTGTTGGCCTGCTATTAAGATGTATTCACCATCATATTTCCAAGGTTTTAATTTAAGTCCTAGTTCATTAGCACGAGCATTATCGTTGCCACTAGGACCAAAATAAGCATCTCGGTTGATCCCATTAAGTCCTACTTTCCATGTTGTTCCTCTTTTTATACCACCAACTTCTAATACTATTGTTGGTTTTTTCTGCTCCCAAATCCTTTGATTTGGAGCCATTCTGCCGTTCCATAGTACACTCCAAATAACATTAACATCGGCGTCATTATCATTATATACAACAGTATGCTTACGGTCCAAAAGACTCCGCTCAAAAGCAGAAAAAATAGGCTTGCTATTAAGTGCGCCATGATCAGTCCAAAGACTAAATTTCATTCCAGTATGCTTCTTTCCGATGGCTCATTAAGTCTTTACGCTTACTATGACCGTCGTGTTTACGACCACCTTTCATGTGATCAATCCATCTACCTAATTCAGTATTAATTAATGGATGTCCGCCACCGCCTGTCTTGGCAGTCTTGACATAAATTGTTGCACTATAATCTAGTACTCTTGGATTATAATTTTTATGTTTGTTCAGTATATCTCCAAATACATAACTGTCGTGCCATTCAGCAAGTTTAAATATACCATTAGGTCCTTCAGCATCTTCGTATGCTTCTTCAAAGTCTGCTAGGAACTTACGACATTGTTTGTCAGTTAGGTTAAGTCCATAGAAGCCACACTCGGGCCATGTTTGCGATCCTTGACCTCTACCAACATATGTTAACCAACTTTCTTTAGGCAATAGGTTACTAAACTGATCGTAACTCCAATCACTATGAACAAATGTATCTCCGTCAACCCATACTACCCAGTCACTACCTTCTTCTTCACATGCATCAAATACAGCATATACTTTGTTAGCAAATCTAACTGCGTCCCATTTAAATTCTTTATGATGATCTCTTGGACGTTTTTCTGGCCAAGGACATTTGCCATTTGCTTTAGGCACATTAGCCCAACGCTCTTTAAATGCATTTAGTTTTGTTAAAACAAACTTAGCATCTAATACTTCTACGTTAGTACCATTTGTTTGTGGTTCACAGTCTTCTGCGTATACTATTAATTTAATTTTTGGATCTACACGCTCTTGCCAACTATCTATTAATCTTTGACCGTATGTCAACATACCTTCTGCATGAAATGTTGTTACTGCTGTAATTTTCATATTATTCCTTTACTGCCCATCTACGCATATGACGCCAGGCTTCCCCTGTTGCTAATTCGTCTAATGTCCAATGGCACTGTGCTAATTTATGTAACCACGGATCTCTATCAAACATTTGTGGATTTTCAATTGCCTCGAAGTTAGTATGAACTACTCCTTTGGCTTGACTTCTTTCTGCATCCAATTGTATAGTCGGTATGCCTTCAATAGCACTTACTATAGCAGGACTACTATTATAATTAATTACGCATTTAGCAAGTGCAAAGTCTTGCATAATATTTTCATTTGAACTTATACGTATCTTAGAAATCTTATAACGTGCTAAATTCCTTACATGATCTCTTTGTTTCTTATCACCTGGATGAAATCTAATAATAATCTGCCTATCAGTATGATGCCTAATTTCATTTATTGTTTTTACTAACCAAGGAACAACATCTTGTTTGTCCATACTCCAGCCGCCATCACGCTGACAACAAATCAAAACAGTAGGTCCGTTGTCAAGATTCCAAGGTTTCACTCTTATTCCTAGTTGAGTTTGTAACTTCCTCCAACGTGCAGGATCAGGACTATCATAACAATATTCTCCAGTAGTAGGAAAAATACCATCATAACTATATCGTAAATAACCGTGTTTGTTTCCTTTATCATATGCTAAAAACAAGTTAGCATCAACAATCATACAACGCTTGCCTCTATTAACTTGGTTATCAAATACACCTTTACGTAAACGTAAGTGTCTACTATTTTTACTATTAGCATGTACAAAGCCTTGTATAACACCAACATCAGTATTCATAGGATGCCACCCTGTAACAACTGCACCTTTATCTCCACATGCATTTACACCTTTAATAAAGTTATGAATAATTTTAGGTTTTTCAGGATTTGAATTACCTGGTGGAATGCCCATTAAGTATGATGCAACTGATAACTGACTCATCGTATGTCCCACTTTTCTATTGTTTCTAAAGCAGTACCGTTTGACATTTCTTCAACTCTAAATTGACAGTAGGCTAACCAATGTTGCCATTTACGAACTGTATAATCATCTTCGTAACGTGGAGACTCAATCTTAGTAAAGTCTTTTTCACACAACATATCTGCCGCACCTGGTGCTGATGTAAATGCAGGGACACCATATCCTACTGCTTCTGTTGCCGCAATACTATTATAAGTTACTACAGCAAAAATATTATCTTCGTCTAACTGATTATATAAACTACCGTCACCGATACGTTCTCTACGCAATCCTTTATCTCTAATTATAATAGGACGATCTGTATTTTCTTTTAGTGTTTGTACAGTTTCATTAACCCAGTCATCTCTTTTAATTCCATAAAACTTACATGGTTTTTCGCTAGGTGTAACAACTAGTATTGCTTTGCCATCTCTTTTCCAGCCTGGAAAATTAATGTTCATTGTCTTACTATCGTAATCTAATTTTTTCCAACGGTCGTCTGGTACTTCAACAAAGTGACTATGTTGCATACCATTTAATACTACACGGTGATATATTTTACGTTTTTGTCTATTACCTAAGTAACCTGTGTCAATATAAAAATAATCACGTCCTGTCTTTTCACATTCAGCAACAGTTTTACGACCAGTCATACCTCTAAATGCTACTGGTCTATCTACAGGCCAGTTACGTAATTGTTTCCATCCATCTAACCAGTGTGCTTTTGTTCCTTGTTGCCAACATAATACTATGCCGTCGTGTGGATCAATCGCTAAATGATTAACTACACTTCCATCATTGATTTTAGTTCTTTCTTCCATAATTCATGAAACTCGCAGTTCCTGTAATTTTCGAACCACGGTCCTCCTTCTGTATAATGTATTAATTTTGGTTTTTCGATATCGTCATAAACTCCAACTAGATAATTCCAAGTATGATCTAGTTCACCGACTTCTTCGTCCTTCAACCAACTAAAGCGATGTAAGTACGCACCGTTTATTTCTGGACTGTTTACTAAGTCTTGTGTAAGGTTAGCATTGCTAGGATGTCCGCAGTTAAACAACATTACACTTGACCAGTTCTTGCGTGGATAGATAGTTTGCTTCTGTCCATCCATTTTAAATTCTTCTTTAACTTTGTAATCATGTTGTACACACATTACAGCATACTTGTCATCTGCTTGATCAAACAATTCTTTGATATCTGTTGTGAGTATCATATCACAATCCATAAACACTGCCCAACCTTTAAAGTTAGTAAGTTCAGGTATAAGGAAACGGGTGAATGTAAATTCTGTTGAGGCTAGTTTATCAATAGGCCTATTATACCAGCCTGCTTCTCTTAATTCTTGTTGTTTTAATGGTCGTACATCTGCATCTGGTTGTTTAGTTAAGATACTATGCTTGCAAACTTGATAGGCAATATCTTCTCTTGTGTCATAGCCTACAAATACTTTCATGTGCTTGTTCCTCCCCTTAGTGTTTGTTTCAATTCATTTTCTTCTACACAAACTACTGCTTCAATCTTCTTTACTGTTTTATACTCTAAAACTAATTTTTGTATTAGTCCTGGATAAACTTTTGGATCGATTATATCTGCTTCACATAATTCTTTTGATGCATATGTTGGTTCAGTAAAGACATACATATCTCTACCTCCGTCAATATCTTGCATAGTCATTGCAAATACTACAATTATTAACCAATTCATTAATCTCTCCGTTCTATATCTTCTTCAATACATTCACTACCCCATTGTAGTTCGAGAATGTGGGCATTTTCTGTTCCTGGATTAGAAGGCTTATGCCAAACTTCTTTATCTATTTCATATGGCATACCATGAGGTACTAGTAGTTTTGAGTCAGATATACTGTTCCATTCTGTATCCATTTGTACTTTACCTTCTAGCATAATCCATTGCTCTGAACGTTTAAAATGTTTTTGATCGCTTAAACTTTTTCCAGGATAAATTACAAGTTCTTTTACTTTATATCCTTGTTCAGGTTTATGATCTAAAACTCTCCAATACCCCCATTGGCGTTCTGTCTTTTGCGTTTTCCATTCGTCAAGTATCCAACTACTTGAATTCATTTTGTTTTCACCGCCGACACCAAATACAAAATCGACATATGGCATACTACCGTATGTACTCATTTCTGGAATGTTTGCATTTGTTCTATCACCACCATTAGCAAATATAACTTTAATATTACCATGTGTTGCTAGTGTTTTGTAAATTGCTCCACATGCACTATCATCACTATCGTCAAAACTTATAACCGTATCTACAATTTTTAATTCTTGTAGGATTGCAAGCCTATCTTTAAATGGCATAAAAGGTCTACCTTTTTTGCGTGTAAGCCATTCGTCACTATTTAATCCAACAATAAGTTTATCACCTAGTTTCTTTGCTTCTTTGAAATACTCAATATGTCCTGAGTGTAAAGGGTCAAACCCACCTGTTACTAATACTACGTCCATGTAGATATTTATGTACGCAGTTAATCGGTAAATAATAATATGGCACAAATCAAAAGTTTATACACAGGTAGTAAGCATACTGTTATTAGTTTTAGTGGTATAGGAAATACACTACAAGGCACAAACTTAGAATTTTATAATTTAAAAAATCACGGTTATAATGTTATATGGGTTCTTGATGAAACAAGAAGTTGGTTTAATAATATTGATCATAAAGAAATTATTAAGCATATAAAAACTGATAAAGTTTATACTATTGGTAATAGTATGGGTGCATTCAATGCAACAATTTTTAGTTTATTACATAACGTTGACAAAGTACTAGGATTTGCTCCACAGTACAGTATTGATCCTATAATTGTTCCTTGGGAGAAGCGTTGGCATAGGTATAGGAAAGATATTAAAAAATATAAACATCAGCATCTAAAATTTGTACCATGGACAGATTACACATTTATTACTGGACATAAGGGCTCTGAAACAAAACATATGGATCTAATTCCTAATGATAACAACATTAATAAGTTAGTTACGCACGGCAGTCATAGCGTTGCAACTAAGTTTAAAGAGTCAAATAAACTATATGATGTTATAAATTTATACTTCAAAGAAGATAAAGCAATAGAACAAAGTTACTTAGATAGTTTGTTTACTTAAAAAATTTAGCAACAAAATTTTCAATAATAATTTTTACAATATCATTATTGACATGTCTTGTTGTATTATCTTCAAACAATGTAGGTATGTCTGTATGTGCGCCTACCCAACGTACCATTTCAAAACTTGGCCAATAGTATATATTATTATGTTTGTTTTCACTGAAGAATTGATCTAAACTTACACGTAAAATACTTTTACTAACACAGTCACTTACCATAGTTGGTCTATCACTAAAAGTAGCATTAAGAGGTACTGGACTTAATGTAAAGATAACAGTTTTATCTGCACCTGCATACGTTTTGATTAGTTCTACAATACGTTTCATGTTGTCAACATTTTCTTGTACTGTACTAGATACACATTTATGTTTTGCAGGATCATAACTTTTTGCAGGTACACCTCTCCAAAATACATTATTTGTTTCTACATCTTTCCATACTTCGCCTAGTCCAAAAGTAACAACAACTGCACTAACATCTTTGAAATGTTGTAATAGTTTTTGCTGTTCTTGGTCTGGTTGCCATTGGAATGCACCTAATGTTTTATCGTTATCATACCAATATGCATCAGTACTTCTGTCACCTGTAAGAGCCCATTCTAAGTATTGTCTTACAGCAAAACTATTGTTTAGTCCTTCGGGTACATTAATATAACTTGTACCTTTACCATTTGCATTTAACCAAGTACGTAACCTATCTGCAAAACAACTACCCATTGTAACTACACTGTCACTATCACCAAACATTGGTGTACTTGGTCCTGATCCTTTAAATATAAATTCTTTTGCCATTGCATCTAAGTCTGCAAACTGTTCTTTTTTGGCAGGAAAATAATTTAAATCTCCTTTGTGCCAAGCACTCTTTTCTACTTTAAAGTTGCCAGCACTAAGTTTAGCACTATTAGGATGTACTGTCATATCTGCAAATTTATTTTTAGGCATATTTTTTCCTTAAATGTTCCCACGGCAATCCTGCAAGGCATTCATCTTCACGCCATTGACAGTATGCTAAATTATTTAACCATTGTTGTCTTTCAAACATTTCTGGGTTTTCAATGTTTGCTAAATCTTTGTTACTACAATCCCATGCCATTGAACTAGGACACATACTAAATGTTGGAATACCTTCCATAATACTTTCAGTAAGTCCGTTTGAATTAAATCCTACTACACACCAAGCATTATCAAAGTCTGCCTGTAGTCCTGCTCCTCCTGAAAGTAATCCTGCACCTTGTAGGTTATCACTTACCTGTACATCAAAGTTTTGTAGTATTGCCCTTTGTCTATCAATGCGTGATGGATGCATACGTACCTTTATAGGTCTATCAGTATATTTTTTAATTTCATTTAATGTAAAGGTAACAAAGTTTTCATATGATCCATGCTTTGCTATTAGTTTTACAAGGCTACTGTCTCCTGGACGTTGTAACATTACTAATACATAATCGCCTCTACTGCGCCAATCTTTAACAATTAAGTTTTGATCTTTTTTAATTTGTTCCCATCTATCACTAGGGCTATTTGCATTACAATAGTCACCTTCGTCTCTAAAATAACTTGTCCAACTGAATCTATGATACGACTTGCCCGGCTTACCTGGATCTGGATCAGGCATGTTTTTTCTAAACACTGCACTTTCTGCTACAATGTAAGGCTTCCCGCTATCTCTAACATAGTTATATATGTGCCCTAGTTTACGTTCTTTCTTACTTCCAGATTGATTAGTTTGTACAAGTACATCTGCATTTTGGATAGTGTCTTTATCTGCATATGGAACAACATTCCAAGTAGTCGGTAAAGGATGCCAACTCCACAATAATTCTTTAATTGCTACTACGTTCATTTTTAAAAAGTAATCCTGTACGTGCTAAAAATCTGTGTTTCTTTTTTGTACCCATAGTCGAATGTCTACGCATTTCTTCGCTTGAGTCTTTAAGATATATAAACCCATAGTCAGACATTGTTTGAATCCAATACTCTTGTGTATTTTCATTTACATGATGATGTCCGCCGTGCCCAACTGGAGCATACGTCATAATTAAAAATTTGCACTTCTGCATTGCTTGTATGTAATTAGGAATATATTCTTCGTACACATGTTCAACAAACTCAACGCTCCATGCTAAATCATATGTTCCTCCGACAGGTGCAGGACCATTTGTAAAATCGTGTATAATAAACTTATCGTTATTATAACGTTCAATAGTATAATCGCCATCAACTCCGTAAGCATCTACACCTAAACTGTTTGCAAGTTCAACCATTCCGCCTGGACCACAGCCTACATCTAACATTGATTTTACATTTAATTTATCTATTGCCCAGCGAAGTGTTCCTTCGTCAGTATGTGTTTTACCTTGGTGTCCGCCTAGGTGAGGTTCAAGTTCCATGCAATGCTCGTTCTTCTCTTGCTTTTGCTAAAGCAAATCTTTTTAGAAATTTCTGTTGTAAACGTTCTTTACTTTTGCCTTTTGTATGTACCATATGACTATTAATGCCACTGTTGTTGAAAGGACTTTTGCCATCTTTTGGTGCTGGATTTAAATTATGGAAAGGAGTTTGATCTTCAAATCCTAATCGTAGTTGAAAGAATACCCAACTATCATGTGTTTCTCTTAGATGTTCTAGTCCACCTAAGTATTCATTTTCAAACTTTGTAAGAAAGTCTTTTGCAAACTGTGTATTAAGATTGTAGCCCATTAGTCCGCATTCATCATATTCTGATGGTCGGCCTAAGTAACTAATTGCTTTGTCGTCTGGTAATAACTTATCTAACCATGCATGATCGATCATATTATGCATAAGAACATCAGCGTCTAACCAAAATAGTTTACCGTTATCGTGACATTTTGCTTCTTCAAAAATAGCAAAAGTTTTATGAGCAAACTTTATACCTTGCCACTTAAATGCTTTTTTGTTACCTTCTAGTTTGCGTCCAATTTGTCCATTATAATGAGGATCGTCTTTATGTTTTGCAATAAATTCTAATAATGGTTTAGAGTCGTATAGTGGCTTAAGACTTACACGTGGCTCTGGAAAAATACCAATGTCGATATCTTCTTCACTGTAAATTACAATGTTTACATCTTCTGGTAAACATTCTACCCAACTATTAATATTAATTTTGGAAGTTGAATTCCAATATGCCTTGTTTAGGCTAGTAACAAATGTATACATTAAACGGATGCGTCCTCCATGCCAGCAACTCTTAACTTAACAATATTAGTTATCTGCCATTGCTTCTGGTCCAGGCCTTTTAAGACTCCTAACCATTTGTTACGCATGAGGGCGAATTCGTTTATAATTTTTTCGTAGTCAACAACATCTGCTTCGCCGTCAACATACTTTTCAACGTCTCTACTACTTAATGCACGTTGATAGTTTTCAAGATATTTTTTGAAATACGAACTACGCAACCTACGTAGTTCGATATTCAAGTAATTTAAGATGGCTTCAATTTCTTGAAGTTGGTTGAATCGATGTTCAACTAAGCCGGGCATAGCACTAGAAGCACGTTCAACATTACCAGTAAGTTTAACTTCACGCTTTGCTTCTTCTAACTCTGTTTCGAAGTATGCAACTGCATCTGGTATTCTACTTATGTTTCTAGATACTTCACTATACCACATTATTCTTCCCAATCAAATCCATCTTCATCATCAAATACTTCCTCTTCGTCATCTAAGTAATATTTTATTGCACCATCGAGAATATCACAGGATCCCATAGATTCCTTAAAGGTATGATCATCGGTTCCCATATCTGCTAATAGATCGACGTAGCGTTCTGCCGCAGTTTCAATGTGTTTTTTATCTAAATATTCTTTAAATAGTGTCCAAGTTTCTTGTATTTGATCTTCATTCATGTGTAGATAATTCCTCAATTTGATTGTCAGACAATGATTCTTCTATATCATCTTCTTCGGTATTTACCACAGGTGCTGTTTTTTCTGCATATTCCGACATAATCAAATCAAGTTTTTCACCTATCCATGCTTTACGATAGTCAAGGTGTTCTTCTCCATTTAGATCAATGTACTTGAGTCTGTTACCTTGTTTTTCTAACAAGCCTTTTTTCTCAAATAATTCAACAAGACCACTATAAGGATTCATACCTGTTTCGTATGGAATCTTAACTTGTACGCCTTCAAAAGGTTTTGCATAACGAGTTTTCATAACTTTACAGCCTGCACGTATACCACGTACTTCTGAAATTTTATTGCCAGCCTCGTCTTCTTTTAGTTTCATCTTTTTCATTGCAACAACAATACTTGATGCATAGATAAAACCTTGTCCACCACTGATCTTGTCATCTGGATCAAACATATCCTGTGATGCATAAGTGTGGTTAGTACATACTAGTCCTACATTAAGCGAACCAATCATATTAACTGTGTTACGAACAAGTGCAGTCAATTGCTTTGGCTTACGACCCATATCACCTTTCATATCACCCTTGTTAAACTGATCAATATCAGTAGGTGTTAGTAACATACCTAATGAGTCAACTACAAATAATACTTTAGGACGATCTTCCTCTGGCATTGCTCTATAGTCTGCTACAAATGTTGATACTGTTTTAGCAACATCATCAATCATACTCATGTTAAGTTTTAGAAGTTTTTCTTCTGATGTGTCTACATCTAATGCTTGTAGCCATTTTTCGTCAAGTGCGTTCTCTGAGTCAATTAATACTACAAAGATGCCTTGATCCTGTGCGTGTTTTACAATGTTACCTGCACAGAAATAACTTTTACCTGCGCCTGATTCTCCTGCAAACACTGTTACCTTACCTAATGGAACACCTTTGTGGAAGTCGCCACTAATAAGATAGTTTAGTGCATATGAGCCTGTTGAGATCCAATCTGTAGGATCGTTAAAGCCACTACTCATACCTGTTATACTTTTTGTTAGGTCCTTACGGAACTTACTAACATCAAATGATTTAGCCATAGTTTCTCCTTGTTAAAAGCTAGTAGGGGATTTCTCCCCTACGAATCTTGTTTATTTTATGATTGACGTGCTCTAATCATTGACAAAATGTCTTCAGCCTTACCTGACGGTGCCGCTTCAGTTGCCGGAGCAGTTTCTGCTACTGGAGCAGGTGCCGCTTCTGGTGCTGGAGTTGCTTGTGCCGCTGGTGCCGCTGGTGGTGTTGCTGGAGCAGGAGTACCCGCTCTATTTTGTGGATCACCTGTTCTTGCCGCCATTCCCGCTGGACGGAAATATTGACCAAAACGATCCATGTCATACGCTTCACCATCTACTGATGCTTCAAACATTTCTTTCATGACCTTTACTTCAACT